AAGCCTTCCGTGGTGTTGGTAAAAGTTGGATTACTGGAGCGTTTGTTCTCTGGACTCTATTCAATGATCCTGAAAGAAAGATAATGATCATTTCCGCATCGAAAGAACGTGCGGACAATATGTCTATTTTCCTACAAAAACTTATTATTGAAACTCCATGGCTAAATCATCTCCAACCGAAATCGGACGACTCTCGCTGGAGTCGCATCAGCTTCGACGTAAACTGTTCACCACACCAAGCCCCAAGCGTAAAGTCGGTGGGCATCACTGGTCAGCTAACAGGAAGCAGAGCCGATTTAATGATTTTGGACGATATAGAAGTTCCTGGAAACTCCATGA